ATAATCCTGGACAAGAATTTGCTGTTTTAAATTTTCAGTTTGAAATGGGTGATAGAGTAATTGGTGCAAGAGAATTAACTAAACCTCTAAGCATGGATATGAAAAAGATATTCAGTGCTCATCCTACCGATAAACTTTCTCCCACTGAAATACAAGACATAGAAAACTATTACAATAAGAAATGTAATGATGAGATATACTATATTACAGACCCTCTTACAGCTAAAGAATTTTCAAGAGAAGTTTTAAGATTTTATGCTGCTGTACAAAAACCTATTATTGTGACTTTAGATCATTCTATTCTTGTCAAAAAAAGTATAGATGAAGTAAGTCAAATAGAAGCATTGTATAATCTTTCTAGTGAAATGGTAGGTCTTAAGAAAAAAATACCAGATAGTATGTTTATTGTTCTTTCTCAAATGAATAGAACAATAGAAGATCACACTAGAAGACAATCTGGTACTGTAGGTAATTATCCAACATCTTCTGATTTGTTTGGAGCAGATGCATTAATGCAAAATGCAGATGCTGTAATTCTAATAAACAGACCAGATTTAATGGGTATATCCGAATATGGTCCTGAAAAAATTAAAGTTGAAGACGGTATGGTGGTATTTCATCTTATTAAGAATAGGTTTGGTGAACAATGTATGTTGTTCTTTAAACAAGAACTTAAATATTTTGAAGTGCAAGAAGCACCAACACCAAACACAAATAAAATAATGTTTAAAAAAATACCATAATGAGCTTATCAACAAAAACAGTTATTACTTCAGATGATAGGAAGATAGTAAATGAACAAATTAAAAAATATCATCAACCTGCATTTGATATGTTAGGGGAAATAAATCCACTTTTTCAACCACGTACAATGTTTACTTGGAACAATGAGATTCATGTTTCTTTATACAAAAAAGAACTTACAGCTCCCGTTTTTTATATGGAGCTTATAAATGATGATATGTCTCCTAAGGATTCTGAAAGAACTCTTTATAAGTTTAGAGGAAATGTAGAATGTATTAACGAATATTTTAGCAAATCTTACACGGGTCAGTTTGGAGAATACAGTAAATATTTTGTACCTTTGGAAGATTTTGAAAAAGTAGATTTAAATAAAGTTTTAAAACCAAATGTAACACAAGCTCTTCCTTTTGACGAAGAGATTTATAAAACAGAAGATGAATTGGAAGATGCATTAATGTCTAAGCTTACCATTAGAGATCATGCAGCTATTCAATGGAAGTTACCAGTTTCACAAAAAAAATGGTTAAATAAATTAATTCAAGAAATAAATAAAAAATAGATGGCACAAGGAATATTAATTGTAGGAGAGTCTGGATCTGGCAAAACTACAAGCATCGAACTATTAGATCCAAAAGAAACATTTATTATTAACGTTTCATGTAAACCTTTATCTTTTAAAGGATGGAGAAAAAATTATATTGAATGGACAAAAGACAATCCTACAGGTAATCTTTTCAAATCACCAGATCCTAAATCTATTGAGGCATGTATGAAATATGTGTCAGAAAAAAGACCTGAAATTAAAAATCTAATCGTTGATGATTTTCAATACATTTCTTCTTTCGAATTTTTTGATAGAGCAGAAGAAAAAGGTTTTGAAAAATTTACTCAAATTGGTGCAACATTAGCAAGAATTTCAAGACTTCCTATGACTTTAAGAGATAACTTAATGGTTTTCTTTCTTACTCATGTTGAAGAAGGCACTGATATTGAAAACAGAAAAAGATATAAAGCTAAAACAATAGGACGACTTGTAGATGAAAAACTTACATTAGAAGGATTATTTACAATTGTACTATTTTGTAAAGCAAAGAAAGACAAAGATGGTAAGATCAGTTATATATTTGAAACACAAAATTCAGGTGATAATACATGTAAATCACCAAAGGATATGTTTTCATCTTCTATAATTCCTAATGACTTACAATTAGTAATAAAAACAATTCACGAATACGAAAATTAAACATTAACAATTAAATTTTAAAAAAATGGCTTTAAGCACAAAAAACATCAAAATTTCGGAAGGAAGACTTTCCAAAACTATTAACCCTGGAAACATTAAGGGTAAAATTTATGACATTTCTTTGAAACCTGGATATAATCAAGGAAGTTATTATCTTATATTATCTATTGAAACAGAACCTATTGAAAACTTTGAAGGTTTCTTTATTAACTCTCAAGATGAATCTCAAGGAAAACATAAAGGTCAAGTAGGTAGAATAAGATATTCTCAATATGCTTTTGAAACTAAAACACTTCCTTCTGGTATTAAAGTTGATAGAGATGAGAATATTTTAAAAGCTATTTTGACATTAGCAAAAGCACAAGGTATTAGTGATACTATCAACGAAGTAGAAGGTGATACTATTGAAGAATTTGTAATTAATGCAAAACCTGTAATTTGTAATGATATTTATTTAAATTGGTGTATTGCGGGTAAAGAATATAGCAATAAAGATGGATATACTGCTTATGACTGTTTTATTCCAAAAGTAACAAATAAGAAATTTGGATTTGCAATGGATGATAATGCTGTAATTACTTTTAATGAAGCTGAACACATTATAAAAGAAAAAAAGAAGCAATCTGAAAATGTTTCTGATTTTGAACCACAGACAAAGAGTAGCGACTTTGATATGTTTTAATTGTTAATTGTTTGTAAATAAAAGGGGGAGTAACATCCCCCTTTTATTTTTATTTTAATTTTAAACCATGCTAACAACCAAAAATATAATAATAGATTATAAAGACGTACCAACTACATGGATATTTGAGCATTATTGCAACCTTAATCAGAAATTAAATGGTCAGGATGTTAAAATAAAAAGTATGTTTAATAATGCTGATAAGATCCCAAGCATGTGTATTTATTATGATAAAATAAAAAGCGTATACAAATTTAAAGATTTTTCTAGTGGTAAATCTGGTGAAGGTGCCAATCTACTTATGTATCTGTATAATCTAACATTTAGTGAAGCTGCTTTTAAACTTATTAACGATTATAAAGAATACATTAAGAATAATCATAAATCAGATGTAAAAATTAATGAATATGCTAAGTTTAAAGTAACAGACTTTATTATAAAAACATGGAATATATTAGATAGAGACTTTTGGGTAAAATATAATATTGGAACTACTATTCTAAATAAATATAATGTTAAACCTCTTAGTAAATACACTATGAGTAAAGAAGAAGATGGTAGGACAGAAAGCATTACTATATCTGGTGATTATTTATATGGATATTTTAAAAATGATGGTACACTCTATAAAATTTATCAACCAAAAAATAAAAAAAAGAAGTTTATAAAAGTAAAATCTTATATACAAGGTCTTGAGCAATGTGAAAATCATTCTTATTTGCTTATAACTAGTAGTCTTAAAGATATTATGTCTATCAAAAGTCTCGGTGTTAAAATAGATTGTATAGCTGCTGATAGTGAAAACACATTTATTCCTAAATCGGAAATAGTTAAACTTATGGAATCTTATAAGTCTATATCTGTATGTTTTGATAATGATTTACCAGGTATTACATCTATGCAGAAATATAAAGAACTTTATGGGTTTAATGTATTTTATTTACCACTCAGTAAAGATATAAGTGATAGTATTAAAGATTATGGAGTTAAGAAAGTTTTATATACTTTTGTTCCTCTAATAAATAAATCATTTGAAAATGGCAAAAGCTAGAAAATCTAAAGTTGTAAAAACAAGAAAAAATGCTGTATCTAAAACTAGAAATTCTGGTACAATGACAGAAGCAGCATTTTGGTCATTTATAAGATCAGCATTAAGACAGAAGTCAAGATGGTGGAAACCAGTTTCAGAATGTAAACAAAATGCTAGAAGAATATATGCAGGACCATTGAAAAGACAAAAGTGGGAATTTCAATGTAACTATTGTAAAAAATGGTTTAAAGATAAAGATATAGCCGTTGACCACATTATACCTGCTGGTGCGCTTAACTGTTGTTATGACCTTCCAGAATTTGTTGAAAAACTATTTTGTGAAGCTGGAGGATTGCAAGTATTATGTGCTAATGGAGAAAATTCATGTCACCATATTAAAACGCAAAGTGAAAGAAAAAATAAAAGATGTTAAAAATATAAATATGGAAGATTATAAAATAAAAGAAAATGAAAAATTTTTTACTAATGTATTAAATATGTTAGTTGAAGGAGGTTCATATGGATTTCCTAAAGCTATGCAGACTTATACAAAAGAAAATAATAAATTAGTAGGAAATGCAATAGCTTTATCACATATAAAAGATATAGTTAGTGATGAATTTTATAATGAAAATTTTAAACTAAAAGAATAAAACTTATGCCAGAACTACATGAAACAATGATGGGTAAAAAACTTATTACATCAGATATACCTAAACTAATAACTAATATTGAAAAATTAGGAGGTATTTTAGAAAAAATAAATGTTACTTTAGAAGATATGTATGACATATTACTAGAATTTAAAACTAATCAAAATGAAAGAATTAACAAATAGTCAATTAATTCAGTTTATAGAAAGCCTGGAAGCTACTTGTACAGATAAAGTTACAGTAGCTAAAATTGTAAAATTTTTAAAGGAAAACAATATATGGAATTAAAAATACTTAGATTTGGAGCAGTATGGTGCCAACCATCTAAAGTAGTTGATTCTATTGTAAATATGATTAATGAAGAAAATGATAATGTAGAATACATTACATATGATTATTCAGATGATCCAGATATGTTTAGCAAATATAAAATAATAAGTGTACCAACACTTATTATCTTAGATAAAAAAGATAAAGAATTAGAAAAAATTAGAGGAATATTTCCTAAAATAAAATTGACATTATTAATAGAAAAATATAAAAATGAAAACATTTAATGAATTAAGTGATTATATACAAAGTGCAGAAGATAAGTTTTATAGTGAGTATTTTTATTTTTCATACAGCAGTATAAATAAATTACTATGGAATCCAGCAGCTTTTTATCAATCATATGTTCTTGGACAAAAAGAGGAAATAACATCTCCTTCTTTGTTACAAGGTAAAGTAATACACGCTCTTCTACTTAGTGAGCAATACTTTAATGATATGTATATTATATCTAAGGATAATTTTCCAACAGGAAATTCTAAAATTGTAATTGACAAATTGTTTAATCATTATAAAGAACTAAAAGCTAACGGAGATGAAAGAACATCATTAAATGAATTTGAAAATGCTATATTAGATATTCTTTTAGACATGAAATATCATCAATCTCTTAAAACAGATCAACAAAGATTAGATAAAATTATTACACCTGAAACAGAAAATTACTGGAACTTTCTTACAACCAAAGAAAATAAAGAAGTTATTGATACACAAACATATAATTTCTGTTTAGATGCGACTAATATTATTAGAAAAAACCCAGAGATTTCAGAATTAATGGGTCTTAATTTAACAGAATTTGATAACAAAGAAGTGCACAATGAGATTGAACTGAGAAAAAAGTTAGATAGGTTTTCATTTGGACTTAAAGGAATTCTAGATAATATTGTTTTAGATCATGAACATAAAACAATATATATCAACGATCTTAAAACAACTAGTAAAGAACTCAAAGATTTTCCAGAAAGTATAGAATATTATTCATATTGGATGCAAATGACTGTTTATATGATATTAGTATATTTTAATTATAATAATTATATTAGTAATGAAAACTATAAAATAAAATCTCATTTTATAGTTATTGATAAAAACATGATGACATACGCCTTTGAAATAAGTAATAATACACAACAAACATGGTTTAATAGATTTATGAATGAAGTAATGCCTATAGTAGAGTATCACTATACAGAACATAATTATACTCTCCCTTACAAATTTTGTAAACAAAAGTTTATTTTATAAATTGTAAATAATGATAAAACAGTTATATAGTAAGTATTTTCAGAAATCTAAAATATTTCTTTATCCTCTTCTCGGACTTCCTAAATCTGAAAAAGATGAGTTTTTGGTAGAAACATTTCTAAAATACGAAGATATAGAAATAGAAGACTGTAAAATCATTTGTCAATATAATGTAAAAGATGTTTTATGCTTTCTTAAATACAGAAAAGATAACATATTAAAATCACCATATTTTATTTTTGAGAAACAATTAGATAAAGATGTGTATATATTTATTTTTGATTTATCAAACTTCAAAACAGATTATCACTATTTCTTGTTAGGAAATTATTCTAAATTCACTCAAAAATCAAAAAATCTTATTAAAAAATATTTTGGTAACAACTCACAACAGTATGAATATATAGATACTTTTTTATATCCTACAGAATATTTTGAAAAATACTCTGAGCTTTTAGATGTAAATAAAGAAACTTTAATTTATATTGGAGAGTTGTGTGATAAGTATGATTTTGAAAAAGAATGGTTAAATAACTTAAATACTTAAAATTTTTTTTTTTGGTTTTTAAAAACAGATTCATATATTTGCAAAAACAATTTCAATGAAAAATATGATGCTCTATAAAAGCGGATGGGGAACAGAATCAAGTTTCGTACCTACTTTTAAAATGATTCCTACATTATCTGATTGCCCTTTTAACGAGGTGTTATTTGATCCTAACAGTAAAATACTCGCTGTAGTAAGTAAAGAAAAAAAACAAGCTTATAGATTAGTTCCTAAATTAAATGACAAAGGTAGACCTGTAATTGTAACAGAAAAGGGTGTACCTGTTGAAGTTCAAGAAAGGAAACTTATGGATAACTTCTATGAATATTATCTAGAAAATTTAGATGATGTTCAAAGATTTATAGAAACGTTTGCCATCAATTCTGAAAGTTTTGATTGGAAAGAATACTTTAAAGAAGAAAAGAAACAAAATTAAAAACCAACAAACTAAGAAAAGAGTGTGCAATATCAGCACACTCTTTTTTTTCACTATTATGAAGATTCCTTGTATTTGCATAGACGATAGCTTTAGACCTGAGTCATTTCCATCAAGTAAATGGGTGGTTAAAAACAGAAAATATCACATAATTAATGTTTCATTTCATCCATTACAAGATGGTGGTGTACAAGGTGTTACATTAGCAGAAATTGATTTAAATGATGGATGTTGCTATCCATACAAAACATTTAGAATTAACCGTTTTGCTATAACAGAAGAAGACTTTTTAAAACTTGTAGATGCACTTAAAAAAGATAAAAAAAATGTTGAAGAAGTGCTCAGAAAAGAAGAATTAGAATTAGTATAAAAGGGAGACAGCTTAACTGAATAAATTAAATATGGCTAATCATTACGTAATGGATTTTGAAACCATTTCTAATTGTTTTGTGGGATGCTTTATTCATTATAAAGAAAATACAGAACATACATTCGTTGTACATAAATTAAGAAATGATTTTGAAAAACTTCTTGAATTTCTAGAAAACAATGCTAAGAATAATGAATGGCATATTTCATATAATGGAATAGCATTTGATTCTCAAATTACACATTACATCTTAGAAAATAAAGATAAATTATTAAAACACAGTGGAGAAGTAATAGCTAGATTGTTATATGCTTATGCTCAAAAAACTATTATAAAACAGGATAAAAAAGAATTTAGTGATTATCCATCATGGAAAATGAAAATTAAACAAATTGATTTATTTAAAATGAACCATTGGGATAACATGGCAAAGTTAAGTTCATTAAAATGGATTCAATATAGTATGGATTGGAAGAATGTTTTAGAAATGCCTATACATCACACTACAGAAATTACTACATTAGAAGAAATAGTAATGATAATAGAATACTGTTTAAATGATGTTGAATCTACAAAAAAAATAATGGAACTATGTAAAAATCAAATAAATCTTAGAAAAACTATAGGTAATAAATATAATATAGATTGTTATAATTATTCAAATACTAAAATAGGAAGCGAATTATTATTTAAATTATATTGTGAAAAAACAAATAAAGATTCTAAAACTGTTAAAACATCTAGAACAATAAGAAATGAAATAATTGTTAAAAATATTTTATTTAATTATATTGAATTTAAAAGTAATGTTTTTACAGATTTTTTAAATAAAGTTAAAAATAGTATAATTAAAAATACCAAAGGTGATTTTTCTCATGTAGTTAATTTTAAAAATTATAATTTTATATACGGTACCGGTGGAATTCATCAGTGCATTAGTCCTGGTATTTATGAAACAGATGATAATTTTATAATTAAAGATTTAGATGTTGCATCACTATATCCTAGTATAGCTATTGTAAATAACATGTATCCTGCTCATTTAGGAGTTGAATTTTATAATGTTTACAAAGAAGATATTGTGGATGTTAGATTAGCAGAAAAAGCTAAAAAAGATAAAGGTGATAAAGCAATAGTTGAAGGATTTAAAGAAGCTGCTAATGCTTCTTATGGTAATTCTAATAGTGAACATTCTTGGTTATTTGATAGTTCTTATACAATGCAAACAACAATTAATGGTCAATTATTATTAACCATGTTAGTTGAAGAATTGTTATTAGAATTTCCTGATGCAATTTTATTGCAAACTAATACAGATGGAGCAACTTTAAAATTTAAAAAATCTGATGAAGAAAAATATTATAAAATTTGTAAAGCTTGGGAAAATAAAACACAATTAATTCTTGAATATGCTGATTATAAAAAAATGATAATAAGGGATGTTAATAATTATATTGGAATTTATACAAATGGTAAAGCAAAATGTAAAGGTAGTTTTGAATGGGAAGATTTGCAAAATTGTAAACCTACTCATTTGCACAAAAACAAAAGTTTTCTTGTTATACCAAAAGCTATATATGAATTTTATGTAAATGGAACTAAACCTGAAGATTATCTTAAAACAAACAGTAATATTTTTGATTATTGTGGTGCTGTAAAAGCTAAAGGTGATTGGAATTTTAAACTTACAGAAATAGTTCAAAATGATAATAATGAAAGTGTAATTAAAGATACAAAGCTTCAAAAATTAAATAGGTATTACATATCAAAAACTGGTCATAAAATTATAAAATATAATCCAGATGGTAGAGAAATACAAACTGAAGCCGGTAAATGGAGACAAACACTTTGTAATAACATGGGTACAATAGATTCAGACATTAATAATCTAGATATTAATTATGAATACTATTTAGAAAGGATATATAAAGAAATAGAAACTATTAGTTCAATTAATAAACATGGTTATGTACAAGGAACATTATTTTAAATAAAATAAAAATGAAAAAAGACAAATGTTCATCCACAGGGAAAGTTATATTTGTTGATAAAAAAAATGCAGATAATGCAATAGAAGTCTTAAAGTTAATTAAAAGTCAAAATAACAAAATATTTAGAAATAATAAAAAGACTAAAGACAAAATTTCACAGTCTAGAAGTTATTTTTGTATTCATTGTAAAGGATACCATTTAACTTCTATGACTAGTGAAAATAATTATAAACAAAAACAGGAAACACAAAAAGATATAGATAGAAAGAATTTTTTAAAGAATTTTGATATTAAAAAATGGAAATCTGATTCATTACCTTTTGAATCAGGTCATATACCACCACCAAAAACAAAAAAATAAAAATGGATAACGCAACACTTTGTATAAAAACTGTATTAACATCATTATCAATAGCTGAAAAATATTTAGATCAATTTATTATAGAAACAAAACCTGTAATGGATACTAAAAAATTTTTAAATTTTGAATTAAAAAAGATACAATCTATAACAAAAGATATTAATATTGTAGCAGGTCCACAAAATTCTAAAATTATTAATGATGAAATATTAAATAATTGGGATACCTTAGCAGTAAATAATGTATTGCAAATGATGGTTATGATGGATGATAAGAAAAGATTAGAACTTGAAAATTTTGCAGAAGAATTATTAAATAAAAAAATTAATTAAATATGGCAATCATTGGCATTTCTGGTAAAATAGGTTCTGGAATTTGTATATAACAAAAAGATAATGTATATTTGTATTATGAAAACATATATTTATACATTATCTCATCCTATTACTAATGAAGTAAGGTATGTAGGTAAAACAGTAAATCCTAAACAAAGAAAACATAACCATAGTAATATTGCCAGAGATAAAGGAACTCATAAAAGAAACTGGATTAATTCATTAAAAATTCAAAATTTAAAACCTAATTTTGAAATAATTGATGAAATAGATTCTGATTGGAAATTTTGGGAAAAATATTGGATTTCTCAATTTAAAGTTTGGGGATTTAGTCTTTGTAATTATACACTTGGAGGAGACGGTTTAGAAACAAGTAATCAAACATCTTTTAAAAAAGGTCAGATTCCTTGGAATAAAGGAAAAGGTAATATGAAAACTTGCATTATTTGTAAAAATCAATTTACTTCATGCAAAAGTGCTAAAAAACTTACTTGTTCTAAATTTTGTGAAAAAGAATATAGAAAAAAAAACCAAAGTAATACTACTTTTAAACCAGGATTTATTCCTTGGAACAAAGGAAAAACAGGGTACTCTACCACTAAAAAAGGACAAAAAGTATCAGATGCTACTAAAGAAAAACTACGAACCATAGCCATTGGCAACACTTATAGGCGTAAACAAGTAAAACAATATACAAAAAATATGAAACTTTTAAACACTTTTGAGTCTGTTACTCAAGCAAAACAATTAACAGGAATAAAAGCTATTGGTAACGTGCTTACAGGTAGATGTAAAACAGCAGGAGGATTTATATGGCAATTTTAGCGTTGGCGGGAAAAATTTCATCAGGAAAAGATACTGTAGCCGACATTATAAAAAAAATTGATGCAGAAAGTGATTGGAAAATTAAAAAGTTTGCATCAAAACTTAAAGAAATAGCAACTATCCTTACAAGAATTCCTTCAGAAATGTTTGAGAATCAAGACTTTAAGAAAACATATTTAGGAAATGAATGGGATTTAACTAAAAAAACAGATCACACTCTTATTGAAAATGGTAAAGCTGCTAGTGAATATGTTAAAAGTAAAATGACTGTAAGAGATTTATTACAAAAAATTGGAACTGAAGCTATGAGAAATGGTTTACATCCTGATACATGGGTGAATGCTTTGTTTGCTGATTATAAACCTGTTGTAAAAGAATGGGATGAGTTAGGTAATGACACTCTTGTTCAATATCCTAATTGGATTATTACAGACATGAGGTTTCCTAATGAAATGCAAGCTGTAAAAGCTAATGGTGGCATTACTATTAGAGTAGTTAGACCATCTGATAAAGAAATACCTTTAGATTTGCATCCAAGTGAAACAGCTTTAGATGATGCAGAATTTGATTATGAAATTATTAATGATGGTACAATAGAAGATTTAAAAGAAAAAGTAGAAGGAATAATACTTCATATCAATTTAAATAAATAAAATGTTAGAATTTTCAAAACCAATACCTGTTGTAGTAGAAGATAATAAAGACGGTTATGCTTTATATGTATCTGATTCAGGAATGCTAGAAAATGATGTTTGGTGTGTTGTCTTATGTGACGGTGGTCATGTAAGACATTACACATCTGATCAAATTAAAATATATGTAAATAGAACATTTAATATTATTAAAAAATCAAAACCAGTAGTAAATGAAAAAGGTGTACTTAGCAATCCCCTATACCAACCTCCAGGAGATAAGTTATAAAGCAGCTAATGAAGTGGCTGCTATGCTTATTGCACAAAAGATTTGTGTGTTTTCTCCCATATCTCACTCTCATCCTGTATGGAAAGCAGGAATAGGAATTGTAGAGCATAGTTGGGAAGTTTGGATGGAACAAGACAAAGAATTTGTACAATGGTGCGATGAAGTGTGGGTAATTGAGTTAATTAATCATGATGGACTTGGTTTAATTTTTAAATCAAAAGGTGTGCAACAAGAAATAATGTGGGCTGAAGAGTTTAATAAACCTTATAAATTAATTAAATACAATACAAAAACAAAACAATTAGAATTATGATTTTATCAGACAAAAAGATTTTAGAAGAATTTGAAAAAGGTAATATTATTATTCATCCATTTGAGATGAAATATTTAAATCCGGTATCTGTAGATCTTACATTAAATCCAGAATTTAAAATTTATAAAAAAGGTGTATTAGATGTACGTAAACCTAATGAAACAGAATCATTTACTATTCCTGAAGAGGGATATGTATTAGAACCTGGTGATGTATATCTATATGCTTGTAATGAGCGTATTGGTGTAAAAAGTAATATAAGAGCAAAAGTAGAAGGTAAGTCTTCACTTGGTAGACTTGGGCTATTTGTACACGTTACAGCAGGTTTTATTGACCCTGGCTTTGAAGGAAGTCTTGTACTTGAACTTGTAGCTACGAGACCTATTAGAATCTATCCTAATATGAAGATATGCCAAATTGAATTTGCTTATGTAAATGGTGATATTATTCAAACATATGATAAGAAAGCTGGAAGCAAATATATGAATCAAACTGGTGTTCAAGAATCAAAATATTATCTTAATGAAAATAATACACCAAAAAACTAAAACCTTAACAACAAGAGATAATGGGAGGAGTAGCGATGCTATTTCTCCCAATTTTATTTACGGCTGCAACGGGGGATGTCTTTCATCATATTGTTATGTTGCTAGATATAACAATGACAGAGTGTATATAAATGAGAATAGAGCAGATATATTTAACAGTATAGATAACTGGGTGAGTAAACAACCTAATGTTAAAACCCCTAATCAAATAGATGATAAGTATTATACAATAGATATAGGATGTAGTACAGATGTTCCTTTAATGAGAAAACAATATGATTGGCAAAAAGTATTTGACTACTTTAATAATCATCCTAAACTTAAATCAACATTTGCCACTAAATATCCAACAAAATTTAAACCTGAAGAGTATAGTTTAAATCCAGATAAACATAGGATTAGAGTAAGTTTAATGCCTCAGAAATATTCTGATATACTAGAACCTAAAACTGATTTTATATCTGAACGCATACAATCTATCCCTAGATTACAAAAATATATGGAAGTGCATATAAATTATAGTCCTATTATTTATAAAGAAGGATGGTTAGATGAATACAAAAAACTATTTGAAGAAGTTAAAAGTGCTAGTATAGATGTTAAATGTGAATGTATCTTTTTGACACACAATAAGTTACAGCATGAAAGGAATTCAGAAGAAGTAAGAGAGCTTCTATGGAATCCTGATATACAAGAAACTAAAGACTCTCAATATGCTGCTGACAACATTAGATATAGGTGGCAACTTAAAAACAAAATGATAGAACAATTTAAGGAACTATACAGTGAGTATTTTCCTATTAATAACATTAGATATATATTTTAACATGAAAAAGAAAAGCGCACTTTATTTAGACGACCAGCGAACCCCAACTGTTGATCCTCCTACAGGATATAATCCTTGGTATATAGTAAGAAACTATGATGAGTTTAAAGAATGGATAAACAAACATGGTATGCCAGACTATGTATCTTTTGACCATGACTTGGCAGATGAACATATGCAAGACTATTATAAATATCAGTTTAATGGTATTGCTGCTATAAACTATAACGACTTTAAAGAAAAAACCGGATTAGATTGTGCTAAATACATGATTGAGTATGCAATGAACAATAATATTAATCTACCTAATCTAGTGGGGGTACACAGTCATAATCCACTAGGAGCTTTGAATATACAAAATCTTGTTAACAGCTATAAAAAACACTTAGACCAAGATGAGAATGCGTATATTGCAAAGATTCCTTTTAAAATTAAATAAAATAATAAATATGCATTATCAAATAACAATTACAATGTTTGACAAAAGAAAAACAATCTTAGGTTTATCTTATATATATAATGTTGAAGAAAATGTCCATATAATAGAAACTGGTTTTATTTTTGGATATATTATAATTGCTTTAAATAAAAAAGAGAAGGAATAACCTTCTCTTTTTTTATTATCTATTTGTTGTATTAAATCTTATATCCCAATCTTTTCTAAAATCATCATCAAAAATTGCTCTTATTTGAATTCCTTCTTTAAATATAGGCATCATTTTTGATAAATATTTTGCAGGTTTTGCTTTTTCTAAAAGATCTTGATCATTTAAAACAAAACCGTATCCTTGACTAACAACCGATTCAGTAAATTTAAAAAAATCATCAGCTAATCCAACTACAGGTAGTGGTTTGTTTACAAGATTTGACCAAGAAGGAGCACTATAAAAGAAAGAAAATTCATCAAAATATTTTCTAAATGCTCTTGCAGCATATGTTCTTAAACCGACATCTTGATCATCGTCATCATCATCACTCAATATTGTAAACATCAATGCTCCAATACCTATAATCATTAAGAATTCTCTGTACATTGATTTTATATTACCAATATACATATCTATAAATTCACCTTCTGTTATATTAAATTCTTCACCTTTTTCAATAGCTTCAGCTTTTAATAATAAATATTTTTGTTTAGCTGCTTCTATCATATTTGTTCCACTTGAATTAATTATTCCAGTTAATAATTGGGGTGCTCTTTTACTAAATAATTCTCCAATCCATAAATTAAATTTACCAATTGTATGCACTTCAAGATCCTGATCATATTTTAATTTTCCAAATCTTTCTTGAACCATTTGTGGCATCCATGATCTAAATTGCATAGCCATAGAACCTAACATACCCATTCTAATATTATTAATATCATCTCTACTAGAGTTACCTAAAACATTTTTGTTTACTTTCTTAATTTTTAATCTAAATCTACCCCATTGTTCACTTTGTAAATCTATTCCGGGTATTTCAATTTTGTCATTAACAATTTTAGCAGTATTATAAATTGATTTTGTATCTTTTAAAGTTTTTACTTCATCTTCTATTTTTTTTCTAATAACATCTTGTTCTGCCTTAGGAAGTGAATAAAATGATTCATTATATTTATATTTGGCTTTAACATATGTTTTTATATCTACAATCTTTCCATTCTCATCTACCATATGATTTTTCATTATAGCAATTGCAATAGGATATTGTACAGCTTTATCACTTGCTCTCATCATAAAGAATGCTTTATCTATGGTGTTAGCATTAATAATACTTGAAACAGAAAGTTTATTTATCATTGCTTCTTTTCTATCTTCTATTAATACATCTGCAACACCTAATAGTCCAAAAGCAATTTCATTTCTTTTGGTTATATCATAAATAGAAGAAGTCCAGTCAGCTGTGTTAAATATAATACCTTTACTTGCCTGGAAGAATGCATTACCTGTACCACCCACAAAGTTTGCTGTTCCTGATAAAGGATTTAATGCAAGTGTTTTAAGAGAAAAGAATCTTGTCATCCATCCGAGTACTTTATGTGCAGAATATTCTTTATCTCCAATCTTAAAAGCTTTATCTTCCATTTTACCGGATTGAATATTATAAAAATAATAATTAATAAAGTCTGAAAGTAATTGTGAGTTTATTTCGTTTCCTGGTATTTCTTTTTTAATTCCGCTTTCAAATACAGGTTTACCAAACGGATTGGTCTCAATGTGAGGTTTATTTTTTTCAACAAACAATAATAATCTTGCTTTATCTTCAATTTCAGACATTGACTGATAATTAGCTAATTGTGCAGACCAAATACCAAACACTCTAAACAAATCCATACTCTTTTGAGAATAATCTAATGTACCATCTTCTCTTTCTATACCCATATCTCTAATGAAATGTGTAGGTATAGAATGTTCAATAGCACCTGTGATCGGATTGATTTGAGGAGCAAATGGTGATTCTCCAGATTCAACTTCTAAACTTTCAAATATTCCTTTTTTAGAAAACATATCACCACCAAAAACAAATTGTTCTAATTTATTCCTACTTATATTAGGAATAAACGCAGGAGAATAATCATCAATTAGCCCTGCTTTATTAGATTTTTTTAGTAAATCCTGAAAAAAGTTATAAGTTTTTAAAGCAATCGGACTTGCTTCTAGTTTTTTCCATTGTTCAGTTTGCCATTTTTCTTTTGGTTTTAAATATGAATTTAATACTTTTTTACCATTGTAATTATCCATGTTTAAATAAGCATTCTTATTTTTATTTTTACCGCCAATATTTACATCATGTTTTTTCAACCAGTTATTATATGCTTCTTCCTGAAGTTCTTTATTTCTTCTTTCATTTTTAGAATCATACACAATAGTTTCATAAAACTCTTTTTGTCTTATTTTATCTTTATTGAATTTTTCTTCATTAAATTCTGTGTTGTCAATTAACCATATACTATCTTCTGATTGCACAGCATCTTGCATTTTTTTATAAAACTCACTTTGATATTTTTTTAAAAACTTACCGGTCCATTCGCCTTTAGCATTATAATCTAAAAGAGGTTTAAATAAATCTTTATCAGAATATCCTTTAGAACGAGCCCATTCAACATATTCTTTTCTTAATGTAGAAAGTTCTTCATAATCTTTATTAAATAAGTTATCTCTTTTATTTTGAGCATCACCAAGAATTCTACTAAACACCCTAAATGCTTTTTGAGGAATAGTACTTAATGAACTAAACATACCTGTTAATTTAGATATTTCGGTTTCAGCATCTAACAAATTTACAATACCTGTTTTTTCTTGTGAAAATTTAAATGCAATATTTTTAATTGCATTTTGCATATCACTAAGTACAATGTCAGCAGAGGTATTCATTTGGTTGTAGTCATTTATTATTTCATCTACAACTTCTTTAACATACTCTTCTTTTGTTTCTTTTTTAATTTTTTTAAGTTCATTCATGTAATTATTAAATACACGTGTAGTATTTGTAAATACTTGTAATATTTCTAATGATTCAAGAGCATCTTTTTCAGTGAGATTGTTACTTTCAATTAATTTTTTATATTTATTAATTTCATAATTACCAAGGTCAATAAACTTTCTAATATCACCTCTGAGTTGCAAATCTCTTACGGCGTTTTTATATTTAGCTAATTCTATTTGTTTACGCCTACGTTCATCTTCCGTTCTATATTTTTTATTTTCAAGAATATCCATTACACTGCTTAACTTCTTAATGTATTCAGATAGTTCTTTATCAGCAGATTTTTCATCTCTTAATGTAACGGGAAGTAAATAATTTTTATTATCAGGAATTGATGAAAGATCAAAACTACCCATTTCAATTTTATTAATTCCTTCAATAGTTCGTTTCTCTTCTTTTCCTGTGTATGAATAAACTACTTTAATAGGAATAGCCCTTACAAGTCCAAAGTTTTTAATGTCATAATGTGTTTGAAGAATTTTTTTATACTCTTGTAACTGAATTCTATACATTGTTTCTTTGTATGATTTTAATTCAGTTTGTTCTTTTCCAATTTCTTGACTCTTCCAATCATATATGTTTGCTGTACCATCTGGTTCAATTACTAACAAGTCAATACTACCAGCAACATCTTTTATAGGGTCATATATTTTAACCTCACGCATGAATTTAGTGCCGGGAGCATTGTAGTTTTCAATTAAATCTTGTATATATTTTTCAAATAATTTATAAGGATCTGTGTCAAAATATTTACTACTAGAAGCAGCTGGTATTTCTCTTACAAAATGTGTTTCAGGATCAACATAAACGTCTATTATATCCTGCATCATTTCGTGAATTACATCACCATAATCAGCTTTGAGAAGATCTATTTTCTTTTGTATTTCGCTTCTGTTGTCATTTGGAAATTTACGTTTTAACCATGCATCAACATACTTTGAAGTAACTGAAGATTTTATATCTTTACCATTAATAGTATAGATGTGTCTTTTTTGTTTGGTTTTAGGATCAACGCTGTTGTCTAATTGAATATCTTTTTGATGTTGTTCAAGTTTTTCTATTCCTTCTAATTGATAATACTCACCTGTTTCTTGAATATTATCTTTAGATAAATTACTAATATCTGCTTTTAAAATATTTTCTGCTGATTGAACAAAGGGATCTGTAACAGACTTAGTAAATAATTTTTTAATAAAATTTAATAATTTATCCCACCAATTATTAAATTCTTTTATTTTAGATTCTGACTCACCAACAGCAGAATGTTTAACAATGTGTTGTGCAATAAGTTTACCTATTGCTTCTTTTTTAAGTTTATTAATATTAAGACTACCGTCTTTATTTCGATATTGACTGTTATTTCTATATGTCTGAACTGTGTCTTGGTATATTTTATATCCCGTAATTTTAGACATCATTTCAATAAAGAGAGGATTATTCTCACCCAACATTTCAACAAAAAAGTGAGCAGCTTCTTCCGGTAATGTTGTTATATCTGCTTTACCTTCTATCACTTCAATTATCTTATTAAGCATATCTGCTTTAGCAACAGCAGATAATTTATTACCTTCTGCATTTCTTATTTCATCTACAGATTTAACAGATACACCAATCTTTTCTAAAAAGTTTTGTACTAATACATTTAATTCTTTATTGACTTTTTCTGTAGATTGTGTTTCTTTTTGAAGATATATTTCTTCTTTATTTTTTTCTGTTAATGTTATTTCATTCCATGTATTACCATATTCATCAGTAATAAAAGCATTAGAATTTACATAATATTTATCACTGAATTTACCATCTTTTTTATCTTGTTTAGTTACAGAATTTTGTATAGAATTAAATTCCTTTTGAGTTATTTCTTTACCATTTTTTAAATACTGATTTTTGTCATTTAGTCTTTCATATTTATCATTGTTAAAGACAAATTCATAATTCACAAATTTACTTTCTTTCCCATAAACATCGTTTATAAGAATGTTAGTTACAGTATTTTCGTAAAAGTTATAAATAGGTTTTAAAGCACCAAATCCTTCTGTTTCTACTCTTTCAAGTTCTTGTTTAAGTTGATTTATTTCTTCATTTATGTTTTTATTTAATTCTTCTACTGATTCTTCTATTTCTACAATAGTATATTTAGGGTTATTATAAGTTTTTAATTTTTCATCTGCTGCTTTTATATTAGTTATAAAAATTCCACCAAATATACCACCCGATATATTATTTCCTTTTTCGTCTGCTATATAATACTTTTTATTGGGTGTATTTGTTTTTTGACTTTCTCTTAATTTTATTAAATCTTCTTTTTGCTTCTTAAATTCTTCTAAAGTAGTATGTCCTTCAACTTTACTAGCTGTATTACCACTTGGAAATAGTACTTTCTCATATCTTTTCTTAGCACTATCTTGTATAATAGATTTAACAAAGAATGTTACCCAATTATTATCTTTGTTTAAAAGTTGTAAAAATTGATTTTCTTTAATATTTGGTTTATTTAATTCTGCACTTTTAAATTCATATTCAGTAATGTATTCTTTTAGTTTACCTACAGCGTGTTTATAAAAACCTTTTTCATCTTTACCATAAGCAGTAGAATTTGGATAAGTGCCTATTTTAAAAATTTCTCCTTTTATTAAAGATTTATGAATTAATTCAGTTTTATCTCTACCCTTTTGAAATAAATCAGATTGTACTTCTAGTATTCTACGAGTTTTAGTTACAATACCTTTTTCAGATTGTTTATTTGTAACACTTCTCTTATTAGAAATAATTAAATTAATATCTTCTTCATCATATCCTTGTTCAATCATTGATTTTTTTAAAGCATCATAATCTACTTTTTTACCTTCAATAACTTGTTCATCACTTCTAAACCATCCAATACCATTATCTGTAGCAAACTTAGCATGACCTTCAATACTTGGAATAACTTCTGGTGTAGCTATTTCATTCTCTGTATAGTTAGTTCCTCCTGGAACTGTTAGATTAGAATAGTATTGAGTTGGTGTTTTAACTTCATTAGCTGCTTTATAAGCTTCTTCAAATTCTTTTTTTGTTATTGCTATATTTCCTTTATGATAAGTAAAGGAATTTTCTATAGGATTAAAATCTTCATCTAATTCTACTCCCATAAAATAGTCTTTTCCTTTATAAGAAAAAGCTTCTTCATGACCTTGGTCGTTATTACCAACATAACTTGTTGCTTTTATTTCATCAGTGGTATTAATCTTAACAGTATAACTATAATTAGCAGCAAATGATGTTAACTTTTCTTCAATAGTATTACCTTCTGATTCTTTTAATAAATTAACTTGATCTTTAGGTATTTGAAAATCTTGTTGTATTTTATTCCAGAATGTATTATTATTACCTATTTGTTTCCAAAGTTTATTTATTTTATCTAAATTATTATATAAGTTTGATACAACTTTAAATTGATATTGTAAATTAGATTCTTCACCTATAGGTTTATATGCAGGTTCAACTACAGTATTACCAGTAACAAACTTTTTAAAATTTTCTATGTCTTGTTTACCCGTATCTAAGTATTGAGAATATAGTTGTAATGCTTGTTGTTTTTGTTGTGGGGTTATTTGACCATTAAATATTTTTTCAGCTTTTAATCTTAAATTATTATCTTGTTTTTCTAATCCATTAGTAAACCATAAATCTAATGTTTCAGTATCTTCATTATAAGATAATCTACCACCTTGTAAACCATCTTCTAATAATATTACATCTAATCCTTGTTTTAATGTTTTAACTGAGTTTTCAATACTTTGTCTTTCATTAACATTAAATCCAGCTTCTTTTAAATTTTTAATTAAAGTAGGTAAATCATTTAAAGTATTTAAAGACTTTGTTTTAAATCCTAAAGCTTCATATACTTGATTTGCAAACTCTTGATTAGATTCAAATAGTTCTTCTACTCCTGGTTTAATTGAAACTTCATATTCATTTTTTGGAACAACTCCTTCATACTTATCCCATAAGTAATAAGCCATATCTTCACCTCTAGAAGATACCAATGATTTCCAAGAATCTAAATTTTTATTAGGACATGTTGCCATATTAACATATTGATTTTAAAATGTTACCAATTTGAAGAGGGGTGTATCCAATACTTTCTAATAATTGAGAATTAATTTGTGATATAGGATATGCATTTCCATCCATTAATTTAAGTGTTTTTTCTTCTACTGGTTTAGTTATTGTTTGTTTTGTAATGCTACCGATATTAACATGAATTTTATCAGAATATTTAGCAAGATCCCATGTATTTTTAGTTCCACCATCAGCAGGTACATTACCTTTACCATAAGTATATGCAATCATGGAATCTGATTCTTTAGCTACTTTTTCATTTCTTATAAACATTGCTTTATTGCTTATTTCTGATTCATAAGTAACATCAGCACCTTTTTCTATTGCTTCTTCAATTTCAGATATTGTATTTACACCTAATAATTTACTAAATATAGAATGATAATAATTTGCAGTACCACCTGCTGTACCACGTTCTCCTACAAATTTTCCATTTTTAATTTTAGCTGGTAATTTTAATTTTAATCCATTAACTTTTCCATCTAAAAATAATCTCACAGCTATGTGATCAGCAAAAGCTGCTCCACCCGAAATTAAAGTATCATAATTATTTACTTTAGATTCTGCATCTGCAATCATATTATTCCATTCATTAAGTGTTGGAACTTGACTTCTACCAGCTGTACCAATAATAGCAATAGTTCTGGGTTTTATTTGAGTTGAAGGTTGTACCATAGATTGATTTAATATTGTAGCAGCAGCTTGTGGATTTAATTGTTGTAATGTTTGTATTGCCGCTTGTGTAGCTTCTTGAAGATTACGTAATGTATCTTGTGTTACTGCTGGAACACTTGCTAAAGAACTTATTGAAGGTGTTTCTTCATATTGAGAAGGTTTTTTATATCCTTCAGGAGTAACAATATTATTCTTTTTAAGATTAGATTGTAACTGATTTTCCATTGATGTTTCGGTGTAATTTCTTCCATCACCTGAAGCAACAATTGGTGAATAAATAGCGTATTCTCTTTCTTTAAATTTTCCTTGAATTGTTTTGTAACCAATTCTTTGATGAAGATAAGTGTCAAATGCTTTATAGAGCTTACCAAATTTCTTCAGTTTTTCAATCTGACTATCAGTTATTCCATTCTTACGTTTAGAAGTTGCAATGTATTCATAATTTGAATCAGAGTAATCTGTATCTAATAATACATTACCTGTATACTTTTCAAACTTTTTAAATTGGGGTCTTATTACAATATTTCTATCAGATTTATTATTTTGATGAAATTGCTTCCATACCAGATTAGGATCAATAGTAAATTCACTATTCATATATACATCTAATATACTATTAACCACTTGACTATACAAATGTGCGGGCAATATTTTAGTATAATTAATTGTACTATCTTGAAGACCTGACTGAAGAATACTAAAAATAGACAGATTGTATACAAAGTTTTCAAGTTGTGTATTACCAGAAGCCTTTGCGTAATCTAATAAATTGTTTATAGACTCAATTAATACATCATTTTTAAATGTAGTCATTTTATTTCTAAACAGTTTAATATTATCTTGATCATCAACATTATTAGCAAATATAGGTATTAGTTCTTTAATTGCTAAATTTTGAGATATGTTATAATCTTCAGAATTTTTAAGTAATTGTAATTGTTTAGTGATAGAATTTTCTCCCATCATTAATTCTTTAAACTTAGCAGATATATTTGTTTCAATCTCCCCAAGTTTAAAATTTGTATTCTGAATAACATATGTAATAAAAAATCTCTGATATTTATTTATTAATAATGACTTATCATCATTGGAAATAAACTTTTCTCTGTCTTCTAAAAACTCATACATTTTTTCAAATACAGGATATGCTCTTCTATCTAATGAAATAAACATATTTTCAAATACGGAAAAAAGATCTTCTTTTTGTTTTTTCATTTCCCCAATAAATGTCTTATCTAAAATAGAATCCGGGTTCTTAATAAATCCTGCTTCAAGCATTCTATTCCATCTAATAAGCTGCAATTGATTTTCAATAATAGTTTTTGTTTTTTTATTATCATATCCTATTGCACCAATAAATTCAGTAAGATAGCTTGACTGCTCAACATAATCTAAATAATCTGTTAATAACATAATCTGCATAGCTGCATCATCTTCTGTAATCTTATATTTAGGATTATTTAGATTTTTAATTGCATTCTTTAACTCATCTACTGTTGGCTTTTTATACTTGTTTTTGATTTCATTAATTCCTTGAAATAATTTTTCTTTAAGAGCTTTTATTTCCACTCTTAAATTAATCACTTCTTGTTCATTAAGACTTTCTGTAGTATTTAATATATTTGTTTTTTCATTAATCTGATCAATAACAGAAAACATTTCATTATTGTATATTTTCACATATTTAGAAATACTATTAATGAAAATCTGCTCTCTAAAAGTTACATTTTTATTTACTTTTCTGAAAATTGAGTTATTCATGTTTTCTGACTTCATAAAATTCTCAACAGCAGGTTGATTAAATAAATATGCAATTTCTTTCATTGGCACCCCAAGCTTTTGTAAATAGAACCAAGTGCCCGCAGTATTAAAATTAATATTTAAAGAAAATACAAAAGGATCTTTAGCGGCATCTACAAATCCAGAAAGTGCTTCAGATATATTTTCAGAAATCCATCTACCTTCAGCATCTGTTTTAGCATTTATGTAAAACTCACCTAATTTAGACTCGTTATGAGAAAGATTAATACTTATTGCTTTTACATATTTTCCATCTTCTGTTTTAAATTCGGGATCATATTTAACTAAGAATTTCATTTTTGAAACTTCATACTTACCAGATAATACAATATCTGAAATTTGTGACATAATGTGACTTGTAGATTGCAATGCTGCAATACCAACAAGACGCTTACCAGTTAAATATCTTTCACGTGTTTCAGCTGATTGAATAAATTTACGAAGAGCAAGCATAGAATTTTCAGCATCTTTCTTTCCTTTAAGATCATTAATTTCATTAGCTAATGATTTAAGAGTGGCTGTACTATTAGGCATTATAAGCTGACGATAGTTTTCTGGCATGGAAATTAATTCTTCCATAGTTTCTCTTAATTCATTTTGAAGAGATTCCATACTATCTTGTCCGATTTCTACATATTCAATACTTTCAATAATGGGTGTAAATGCTTTATTATTAATCCTATTATTCTTAATAACATCTTTACGATATTTATTATACTTTATTAACGCATCTTTAAATGTAGTGTAAAAAATATAATCTTCACCAGTAATGTTTTGCGCAACTAAATAATCTTCAAGATCTCCAAATTTACCCAATCCGCTTCCAGCTGAAAATTGATTTAAATCTTCAACCATGTCTTTAAATTCTTCTTCCGTAAGATTTTTAATTTTATTTTTTACAGTTTTTGGAAGATCTTTATAATAGTCAGTTGATTTAAAATCATTTATTGTTTCCTTAGTGAATCTAGTATATTTTAATTTATAATTAGGAATATACAAATTCATTTTATCAATATCAAAGTCAGATCCTGCCTTACCTACTATTTCAGTAGGCACTACAATCATATCTCCACTTTCTCTTGGTAAAAATCCTTTTACTACTATATTTTCAATAGAGTTCATACCTTGTGTTGGAATACGAAAACCAATCATATTAAGAAGTCTCTTATCCATGTTTGCTGGTATTTGATAAACCCCATTTACAAGTTTCATTCCAAAATCTTCAGGTTCAACATTTTCAAAATACCAGGGAATATAAATTTCCATTTTGGAAATCTTTCCATCTTTTAATTCATAGAATTTTAAATCAGATGATGTAGGAATAAGAGATTTGGTTTCATCTTCTGTTAACTGATCATCGGGTTTCATCTCAGTATATACACCGTCTTTTAAATACATCATAGTTCTGTTGGTAGAATTGTATCCCGTAAATGCAACCTGTACAGCAGGTTTACCAAACATTTTAGCAGATATAACTCTGCTATCCATTATAGAGTTTAATATATTATCTATTTTATCTCTATTAGCTAATGTATCAAATCTATATAACAATCCTTTAGTGTTAGGATTTACATCAAGTGCATCAACTAAATTAGAAGGAAGATCTCGTTTAGTTAATTCTTTACGTAAAAGATTAATCATGTTAGTGTAATCATTTACGGTGTAACTACCATCTTGTTCTTTTGTTATTCCTAATTCAACTAAAAGTTGTTCTTTACCTTTTTTAACTATATTTTCAATAAGTCTATTATAATTTGTAATTAATACTTCTGCTCGATCATTAATATATTTACCATTCACTTTAAAATTAGACATAATGAGTTTTGTAATCTGAGTACCTCTAACCACTTTGTTTTTATAAATAGCAGGTTGTTCAGATTGAATGCCATAAAATTTAGTATATAATGATTGAACTGGTAATCCAGAAGGTAATTGCCATTGTTTATTTTTTAATTCAATGTTAACTGCACCATCATTTTTAATTATAGAAACAAACTCACCAGTTTTAGGATTAAGCATTGCCCCCACTTTTTCACCAGATTCAAATCCAATAACATCTATTTGATTATTTTGTGCAGCTAAATATAACTTTTCATATTCAGTGCCCTCAACACTTCTGTAAAATTTAGGTTGTACCGAGTGTTTTAAAAATACAGTGTGCATCATTGATGTGTTCACCGCATATCCGAAGTATTGAGGTTTAATTACAGGAAGAGGTACGTTAGGATTGCCTTTTTTAAGTATTCCTTCTGCCCATTTAACTGTGTATTTTCCTTTGTTATATGTTTTATATGCAGGATCTGTTTTAGATTTATTAGATCTTGCAACCACTTCATATGCAATTTCATAATCTATTTGATCTAATTGTTTTTGAGAAAGCTTACCACTTAAAAACAACATGTCCCTATACATATCACTCATAATCCAACCTTGACCATCTGCCTCATTTAATTCTACATATGCTTTAATTTCTCCAGTAAATTTGCCATCTTTAAGAATAAAGTTTTTAAATGTACCATCTTCATTAAAGTTTGCACCCACTCTATTTTGTGCTTCTGTTAAAGATATACCATCTAAAAGAATCGACTTATATAAATTTTCAGCTATCTGCTTGTAAAAATTAGATACAGCAGTTACATCTTTAAATGATATATTTTTAAATGTTTGAATCTTTTCAGAAGCTCTTATTTTTTCATCAAATCTAGGAATTAAACTATCCATTTTAGATATGATGTAAGGATTATCTACTATCGCATCTTTGGACGAATTGATACCATTAGCACGTTTTGCCAAGTCTTTATAAAGAGCAGGGTGTCCATATAACAATTTATGTTGTTCTGTAACTGCAAGTTCTTTATTTATTGTAATATATTTTACAAGTTTTTCTAATTGATTTCTTGTTATGTTACTACTATCAATTTGAAAATAATCATTAAGCACTTGAGTATTAATAGCATCCGTTGTAAATTGATCTTCTGTAATCTGATTTATAATTCCAAGTTCTATCAATGCATCAATTGTAAAGTTTACAGTTTCTTTAAGATCGTTTTTAATAAGTTCTTTGATGACATTATCTGCTAAAAATTCTTCTTTAGTTATTTTACCAGCAAGTAAGTTTTCAAATCTAACCTGTAATCCCGATTTTCTTTCACCTGATTTTTTAAGTTCCTTTTCTGTTTTAAATTTAAGAACATCTTTAAAGTGACCAAGATATTTTACATTCTCACTATAATATTGAATATTTGATTTTAAAGCTTTTTCTACTATTGCGGCATCAATTTCATCCTCTAAATGTTGTAAATAAATATCCAACACCTTATTAAAGTTAGGATTGTCAATATCATATTCAGCTATTCTTGCACTAATAAAAGGTTTAGAAAATGTTAATCCAAATTCTGAACTTTTATCTGAATTAATAATTGTAAAATAAATTGGTTTTAATCCTTCTTTATCTGCATTAAGTATGTAATTAATTTCTTGCATTATCCTGTCAGGATATGTAAGATTAGCTGTATCAACACCATTTGTATCCATTGAAGTTACACCAGAAATAAGAGTGTAATCAATGTTATTTTTTTTATTACCATTTTCATCAAATATTAATCCTCCTGGTTTTAACAATTGTGAATTAGTTTGATACGCAAATACATTCACAACTTGTTCTCCATTTTCATCATATCCCACTGTACCAAATTGAGGATTCGATGCTACAAAATCAGCAAGTGTTTTAGATTCATTTAATGAAGAAAGAACATAGTTTATACTAGCAGGTAATGTAATAGAATATTGAGTTTCTCCAGAAGCTGTTGTATGAGTTAAGACTGAGCTATCGTATCTCATTATTTTCTCAATATCAATTAGCTTTTTCATATTACCAGACTCAGGTCCAATATTAGAATATAAATCTGCAATATTGATTATGCTATTTTCTTCATTACTAATAATTGAATTTTTAATTTTTATAAAAGAACTAATAACATCAGATCTTTTGTTTATTATATTCAAAGGAATATCAGAAATAGTTTTGTTTTCTTTATATTCAACTCCAGTAAATGCTACACCCATATCTTTTAAATACAGTAATGCTGTTTGAATAGATATGTTTTTATCATTATTATTTTTTAATTTTAAAAACTCTCTGTATTGAACGCTTTTTTTATCAAATACAATATTACCTGTATCATCAATTCCTAAAAGCTGATTATTATTTTCTTCTTTATCAGTTACAAGCTTAAGATTTCTTGGAAGTTCTCCCTGCCATTCTTCACGAATTCTATCTTCATTTGTGCTCTCTAAAGCATTCATTAAATAAATTGAAGAATCTTCGTTGATGATAAGTTTTGAAGGTATATTTTTTTTATTCATTAAGCTTTTTTCAAAGCCAATCAACAATTTTAAATCATCAATGTTTATATTTTCCTTTGTAAAATAATTAATTGCTTCACCTGAGTATTTTAATCTTTTTTTCAATTTGTTAATCCATACAAAATTAGGTTTGTATTGATTAACTTTTTTATCGAAATACTTTTCATCAAGTTTTTTAAACATTGCTTTTAAAGCATCAACAAACAACACTTCTCCGTTTTGATCAACTTCTAATTTAGAATATGTACCATTCAATTCATTTAAAAGTAAATTTAATGTTGCATCATAATCAACAAGTTCAGGTAAATTTAACGAATTTTTCTTAGTGTATATTTGATTTGTTTTAGAATCATATATATCTTTAGTTAAACTACCAATGAGAATTTTAAATGACGTAGCAGTTAATCTTCTAGGGTCTATATAGATTGTGTCTCTAATACCAGAAGTATCAACTACATCTAATTCATTAGGAGCACTATCTTCTTCAGCACCATCTTTTACTTCTGCAAATTGTAATCCATACTTTTGTAATGATTGCTTTAATATATTATATACAATTGTTGAATTTTGAAATGCATTTTCAATCATTGACGCATATCTATTCTTTTCACTAAACTTGTTGTATGCAATATTTTTTATTTCATTGTTTTCTTCTACTGTTAAATTTCTACCGATTTGTTTTTGATAATTAATAAAAGTTGGTGCAAAATAATTTGTAAAAAATATGGATCCTTGTCCAAACAATTGTTCATAAATATTAGACATACTTGTTTCAAAAAGCTTTCTTAATATTTTATTATTGTTTTCATCTTCTGTAAGAAGAGATTCAATATTTAAAGAAATAAAGTTTCCTTTATTATCTGTAAATAAATTAGGATTATGAAGATTCTGAAAGAAATATGAACTT